AAAGGCCAGCAACCGCTTCAATCATTCGGGCTTCGCCACCACCAGCGTTAGGCAGAGCCGTCACGCCAGCGACATTACCACCATAACGCACTTCGACTTGGTCAAACGGAATGACATAGCCGACGAATGTCGAGCCAACGCCAGCGGAAGCCTTGAGGTAGTGGGAAGGGTGGAGTCTCAGTTTGCCGAAATCGCCTTCAAAGATATCAACAGAGGCGATATAGGAAGACGATTCCGAATCACGATTGAAGGTACGAATGGCGGTCTGGGTGTTGGTAGAACCAGAGGAGGGCGTAGTGAACACGAGGTTCGTGAACGCTCTCTTCAGGGCAGTACCGCAGAGGAGGTCATAATCCTTGAACTGACCAGTCTGGGAATAGATGCCTGTGAGGACATTCTGAACGACAGACTCAGTAAGGGCGGCAGTACCAACTGTCGAGCGATTCGCAGTAGGTGTGCAGAACTGGTCGATGACAGGAAGGACGGAATCCTTCGTAGCAATCGGCTGAAGCCACTTGTGGAGACCACGAGTCAGGTAGGGGGTTGAACCACCAGCGTCAGCCTGAGCACCATTGTCGGAGCACATCGAGGCTTCCATATCACGCTTGATAGCCTGAATGCCCTTAGCGACATTGTTGGCGAGTTCATCACGCACACCAGCGATAGTCGAGATGTCCTGCGTAAGCGGGGACACACGGACGGAGCGTCTGTAGATTTGGATGTAGTTGCTGAGTTCAGCACGATAGGTGGTAGAACCATCCTTGGTGTAGTTATCGTAGGTGGTGACATCCGTGCCGTCAACTGTGCCAGTAATCTTCGGGGTAGGAAGAGAATCAGCCTGCCAGCGGAACAAGGTATTTCCGGGTTTGCTGCCCTTCTTAGCCATCGAGGTGAAAGGAGTATCCTTAGCATCAACGAGAGCAATGAGGTCAGCGAGTTCTTCTCTCTTGCCAGACGAGAAGGAGGGTTCTGTGAGATTAGCCATATAGGTATATAGGTTTTAGGGGTTTTGAATGATTACAGGAATCGGTTAGCGATTATAGTAGAAAGGTCATCTCTTGAGTTCGATGCAGAAAAACGCTTCTGGGCTTGCTGAGTCTTCGCATCCTTGGAAGGAACGGAGTTCGGGGCTGAAGAAGGTCTAGGCTGGTTGGGTGCTTTGTTGATAACTCCAGAGGGCTTGCCCTTGGATTCTCTAGCCTTAACGCCAGAGATGTAATCACCAATCACCATCTTGTAGTCAGGGAATTTTTGGATTTCAGGGAACGCCTTTAGGAAAGTCTCAGCGATTTGTCTGTCTCGTGATGCCTTATCCTTCCACCAAGGGTATTCCTTAGCGGCAATGGTTTCCATCTGATTGAAGTTCTGGAGGTACTGCATACGCTTAGGGAGGTGTTCTTCCATCGCATCAAGGGACTTGATTTTGATGTTTCGCACTTCTTCAGCGGAGTATTCCACTTCGTTTCCATCCTTGCCTGTAACTACTGCACCATCGGGGTTCATTTCGCACCAGCGTCTGATTTGCTTGGCTTGGTCAATCTCTCGATTAACCTCTTCTAGCGTAGACAGGTGAGCGTAAGGATTGCTCTGAGTCGGAATCTGTGCTGGCTTGTTAGCCTCTTGCGACAGTCTATCCACCTCAGAACGGAGTCGTTCCACTTCTGCTTCAGCCTCCCTGCGTTTAGCAGAGAGTTTGTCGATGCGTTTCTTAACACCTTTGGGCAAGCCCCTATCAAGTTCGTTATCTTCAGATTTGGTTTCTTCGGTTTCCTCGGAATCTGTAGACTCGTCCTGTTCGGTGGCTGTATCGTTATCTTGAGAAAGAACCTCACTATTCTCGGAAGTCGCTTGACCTTCCGCTTCAGTTTGCTCCTGCGAGACTGAAGGCTCACTATTTTCCTTACCGCCTAGGAAGGATTCGCTAACTATGTCAGCGAGTTTACTGATATCAAAAGCCTGCGGGGTGCTTTCGTTTTTCGTAGCGTTGTTTTGAGCCGTGCTAAGGTCGGCTTGATTTTCTGTTGTCATTAGATAAGGTCTAAAGTCCGTTTTTATATGCAGGATGTTGTAATAGTTCCAGAACTAGTAGCCAGTTACGGCTTAAATTTATACTAAGCAAGCACTATAGCACTTACATACCGCTTTCTGACGAACTATGGGCTTCAGAAGGTCTTCCTTGGTCAGCCAGCACATCTTCTCGTGTCTGGATAAGGATAGACTTAAAGGCTGTAAGGGCTTCAGCCCTACCAGCGTACCAAGCCCTGTCTTCTCCCTTATTATCCTTAGAGATAGCGGAGGCTACCTCAGAATCAATGGAAGCGTCCAAAAGCATATGAAGAGCCTTCCATAGGTCGTTATTCTTTTCAAACGACAGTCCTGTGATGATTTGGTTAGGGTAACGCATTACATCTGTTGCTCTTCAGCAGGCTGTTGTTCGTTGGCTTGGTCAATCTGCTGTTGCATCTGTCCAGCGGCTTGCTGACCAATTGGAGTTACCCCAGTACGACCAATCTGCTTATTCTGCTGTTGCATAGCAGACATCTGAAGATTCTTCATAAAGTTCTCAATAAGAGCACGGAAATGCGGGTCGGCTTGCATCTGCTGTTGAGCCTTGGGGTTCTTCCCAATGATGTCTTGCATATACTGCAACTTGGTCGGGGCGGCAGGGTCGTTTTCGACATAGTTCGCCTCGTTACCAAGCATCATCAAGCCGATGTCGGACTGGATGTCCTTGTACATCTGCTGGGAAGCGGAGGTCTGGTTAATGATGAGTTCCTTAGCCTTATCAGGGTCAATAGCCTCAATAGCCGCCTTAACCAACTTATTTTTATCGATAACACCACCGCCATCCAAAGGAAGGACGAACTGCGTAATAGCCTTGAGTTTTTCAATGACAAAGTTAGTATCCAGTTCTCGCACATCGTACTTCACTTGGAAGTCGTACATATTGCTAACGCTGGACATATTCTGCGGAAGGGCATTGCCAGTAATCTGCTCAATCTCAGCGGACTCCATATACTGAAGCATCAGCGAGAATGTCATAGCAAACGCCTCGCTCCACACATCAAGCCAGTTGTTAATGACGAACTGCTGGGTTGTCTGCGTCTTCTGAGGCATAATCTGCGGGTGAGGTAAACCAAAGTAGGAAGCGTGATTTAGTTCAACTCTGTCGATGAGCATAAACGCTACCTGTTGATTTTGGTCAGTAGGAGCAGGCAGGAACTTATAGTCATCCATTGAGGTGACAGGCAGGTGAATTCCTGGGGCAATCTTATTGATACCACCAAGACGCTTCTTAACAAGGATAGGAGGCATCGTAGTGAACGCTGTGCGGTCACGAATGGCATCGTGTTGAGCCTTGATTTCCTCTTGGTCTGTCATCGCAATCTCAGGAACGCCACGAGATTCCATAATGGCTCTGCGGGTGCGTTCTCTGCGGTAGATAACAAACGGATACTTATTGTGGGCGTATCCAAGCAGTCCGTGAGAGGCGTAATCCTCGCTACCAGCCTGAGGACAGAAGATAGTCTGGTAGATGCCTTGAACGCCATTCTTATCAATGTTACGGCTGTAGGCGTAAACCAGTTCAATAAGGTTGTCGTTGCGAGCAACCTGATAGTTAATCAAGGCGGCGGCTGGAAGCAGATTCGGGTCGTTGAATTGTGACTGCATTCCCATCACATTAACAGCCTGCTCAACAAACGAGTCAGACCAGTTTTCCTGAGCCGCCATAGAACGCAGTTCAACCTCCGTGATATAGGTTCTTCTGAAAATAACACGAGCCTTCTGGATTTCAATAGTCTCGGGAGGAAACGAAATTTCGTCGTAGGGCTTAAGAGCAACAATAAGCGGCAGGTTCTTTGACACGAACTGCTCAGGGATTTCGCAGACACCATTCTCACGCAATTCCTTGATAGCCTTTTTAACATCCTTAGGGTCAACCGACTGAAGGTACATACAGATGAGGTCTACAGCGTAGTCCTCCTGCTCGGGGTCTTGAATGGCGTTAGGAAGGTCTTTAAGCGATGTATTCGGGTCAGCCTGCACAGCCTGCTGGACAATCTGCATTAGTTCATCTAGTCGAATCTTTTGGAATCGTGTACCCATCTCCTGCTCCCAGATGACATTAAGAGCAGACCAGCCGTACTGCTGGGTGTACTGGCAAAGGAGTTCCGCTTCCTTGCGGAGTTCAGACCTCAGGCGTGACTCAAGAAGCCACGACATCAACACATTAGCAACAGAAGCGGACTCGGAGTCGCTGAATTCAGTCCCCTTGACCTTAACCTGACAGCGGTCAAAGGTCGTAACGCACATCGACACAAGGTCATTGATTGTGCGGTCAACAAGCCGTGAACGAACATCAGACGCTCCTTCAAACGGAAACGCAGGGTCTCCATCGGGGCGGTTTTGGCTGTGCTTCTTGCCATCGTGCGACTGACCTTCCCATCGAGAGAGCCGAATGTCATCGTTTTCATTGATGTTGGCTGTGTTGCCTCCATTTTGCGTAGAACGCTGATACTCCTTGTAAAGATACGGAATGTTCGGGGTGTCGCTGGCAAAAACCAGTTCGTCTTGGTTATTTTTGTAAGATTTCATTTAAATATTTTGTGAGGTCATCACGGAAGTACCTCTTGTGACCACCTTTGGTGGTGAAAGTCCTCACTTGACCATTTCTGGCAAGAGATTCAAGCCTTATCCGTCCAATTTTAGCAAAGAGCATCGCTTTTTGACGAGACAAGAGTGTCGGATAGTAGATTTCCATTAGTACGAGCCTCCTCCCCAGCCTCGCATAGCGTCATTTCCTTGATATTGAGGATTCAGTGTCATTAGGTATCGCAAGCAGTCGATAGGGTCTTTGGTAGCCCCTTTATCTCCATCCTGTCCTGTCCACTCCTTAAGGCAGTAGATTAGGTTCTCACAGGACTCTGCGATATAAAGTTTAGGCTTGTTAAGAGGACTTATCTCTTGGTTGTAGTCGTAGGCAAAGCCGTCATTAATCATTGCCACGCCTTGCTCGATTCGGATTCCTGCGGCTGGCTGAAAGTGCATAGGGTTTTCACCATCGTCAAGCATCTCTATGAGGGTAGTGCCTCCTTCGTCAGTAACAGCCTTTGTACCGCCAGCACGAGGGTCGATATAACGCTCCCAGATGACCTCTCCGTCTTCTAGGTCTAGAATCATCTGCTTGTAATCAGCCAGAGACCGCCCTGCTCCGTTTCTTTGGGCTGTTCCTGCCTTTCCGTCAGGCTCGCCAGAGGGCAACGCCCATTCGCCATCTGAAGTGTCTGGGAACTCCCTGTAGACATATATAGAGCCTTCCTTGTCAACCCTCGCCCAGAGCATAAACCAATTTCTAGCCCCAGCAGGGTCGGTAATGAAGTAGTTCGTGCCTTCCTTAGGGACAGCCTCGTCTTTGACAACATTAATTTCTGGGTTGAATCGTGGGAATTGGCTACCGCTGACATTATCAGCCCAGCCGTATGCACGAATTTTAATCTCATAAGACTTCTTGCCAGCAAGGGTCTTCTTTAAGTTTTCAAAGGGGTTGTACGGATTGAGTTGGCTGTGAAACCACATCACCGCAGACGAACGATTAAACGACTTCGCCTTGTACGGCATATGACCACGAGGGCAACCCATCACATTCTGGGAGTCAGGGAGCAATGGCGATTCCTTGGTCTCGTAAATCTTAGCACCACTTACATATTCTTTTACTACAGAACTGTACCCAGAGATAGGCGTAAATGTGACAACCATTTTGCCCATACGAGTGACAGCACGATAGCGTAGCGTTTCAACCCAATCAAGCGGCACGAGTTCATCGCACCAGATGAAGTCAACCTCGCCACCTTCAATGACATCTCGCTTCTGAGCGTAGTT